CTAATACGAATTCATAATCACTATCACCCAACTCATTAATAATCAATTACTTACAATAAAAAATAAAAAATATGATACACATTTTAGATGAAACAAAAATAACTGAGAACTATGAGAAGTTCCGAAAGTTAATAAACCAAACATTTACAGGCGAAAGATTAGAATCTCTTAATAAGATGTACGATGTACTCGAAGATAGAATTATTCTAACCCCAGCCTCATCAACCGAACATTTCCACAACGCATTTGCTGGTGGGTACTTAGACCACGTTCTTAGAGTTACTAGAAACGCAGTTAAAGTATTTGACTTACATACTGAGTTAGGTATTGGAGATGGTGGGTACGATAGAGAGACTGTAATCTTTACAGCACTACATCACGATTTAGGTAAGGTTGGTAATGATACTGATAGTTGGTATATTCCAAACGATTCCCAATGGCACATTGAAAATCAAGGTAAGATTTATAAAACAAACTCATCAATGCATTGGATGAATCTAAACGATAGAACGTTTTGGATGTTAAATCATTTTGGTGTTAAGATTTCTGAAGTAGAATACTTAGGTATTAAACTTACAGATGGATTGTATGATGAGGGTAATAAGGAATATTATATTCAATACAATAAAGATAATGCACTAAAGACTGGATTACCATATGTAATGCATCAAGCTGATATTATGGCAGCTAGATTTGAACGAAACAGAGTAGTAAACTCAAATACACCAAAGTCAGTAAAAAATGTAGGTGGTAGACCAACTAAGAAAGCAAAGTTAGAAAATGTAAAAATGCCAGATAAGATTGATTTTAAATCTATCTTTGGTGAAACCGAAGATGTATAATATGATAGCAACTATAATAATATTATCAGTCGCAGTCGTACTATTAGTATTTGGAATATACAATTTACTTCGTAAGAATGAAGCACTAGAAGATGAATTAGATAATTCAGACGCATACATTCAGTCGGTTTATGACTCAATGAAAAACGCATACAATAGAATGATAAAGATTGATAGATTGGGTTCATTTGAATCTGATGATGAAAGTGGATATATCTTTGATGAGATAAAGTCTTCAATGGAAAACCTAAACGAAAAATATAATTTAGATGGCGAGGAAGAAAAAAAGTAAACGATATTTCACACAAATAACAGAGATTGCTATCAATGCATACAATGGGTCTGATGACCAAGTATTAAAGAATAAAATTTATAATAGGTTTATTCATTACCCATTTGATAAAATGGCAGAGAATGTAATTCATACTTACAAAACATATTACTTTGATGTACCATACGAAGATGTAAAAGCAAATGTAGTTGCATTTCTTAATGAAAAGATTCACAAATTTAATGGGGAGAATGGTAGAGCATTCTCATATTTTACAGTAGTTGCTAGAAATTGGTTATTTAATGAAAACAACGCCAACTATGCCCGAATGAAAACTAGAGATGACTTAACAAAAGTAGACACATCTCGTAATATAACTAATGAAATATCAGCCGACTTATTACGAGAATCAAAATCAGATTTCATAGACCACTATTGTGAATACATTGACCACAATTTGGATATTTTATTCCTAAAAGATAGAGATAAAGCAATTGCAGATTCTGTAAATGAGTTATTTAAAAATAGATTAGACCTATATTCATATAATAAGAAAGCACTTTACATACTTATTAGAGAAAGAACTGGTGTTCATACCCAATATATAACAAAAGTGGTTGGTAAAATGAAAAGTATTTATCTTCAACTTTATACTGAGTACAATAAGACAGGTTATGTCAAATTAGATTATGAGTTAAAGGAAAAGAATGGATAAAGATACTGAATTATTTAAAGGAAAAACCTTTGCAGATATTATGTCTGATGTTTATAACAACTCAAAAAAGAAAGATAGGCAACTAAAACTACTTATAGCTCAGTTAGAACCATTAGTTAAGAACCTACAAGATGCAACGGTTGTAGTTCCTTTAATTAAGGAATATATGGAAGTATCAGTAAAGAACGATGACCAAATAGTAAAACTTGCAGCAATCATACAACGAATGATGAAAGATGCTAATTCGGATGATGGTAGTGGTGGTCTTGGTTTAAGTGATGATGAAAAGAAACAGCTTTTAGAAAATGCAAAAGCAATTGATGAGAAAATAGATTCTCTTCAAAACGAAGGAGATGAGTAATGGCCACAATCGAAACCGGCACAGTACAGAAAATAAATTTAAAAGATGATGATGTAAATGAAGTTTATTCCTTAGAGGTTGTAACTAGAAGTTCATCGATGACATTTGTAGTTGTATATCCATTAGATACTAATATAAAACGAATACCAATTGTTGGTGAACAAGTTATTATACTTACATCACAATCACCTGATGGTGCTCCAAATAAAATTGCAAAAAAACGATATTATTTAAACCCAACTTCTACTCAACAAAATGTACACAACAACGCATTACCAAAAGCAACGATTGGTAACTCAACCACATCGGGTGGTGACTATGGAGATACTTCTGCAGGAAACCCCAATACATCTGGTGGTGAATCTGATGCCGACTTAGGTGATGGGTTTGTTGAAAGAACTGATGTGGGTTCATTACAACCATTTTTAGGTGATGTTTTAATCGAAGGTAGGTTTGGACATTCATTACGATTTGGATACTCCCCAACAGAAGCAGACACAACAGAAGACCCATCATGGGAATCTTCAACAGTAGAAGACCCAATTACTATTTTAAGTAATGGTAGAAAAAGCGGTGGTAGTTATAATAAATTTATTATTGAAAGTGCTGATGATGACCTATCATCAATATACCTAACCTCATCACAAAAAATATCTTTAAAAACATCTCAAACAAATTTAGGAATGGGTGTTGATGTTCAATCNAAATTTGANAAACCATCTGTTATAATAACATCTGATAGAATTTTATTGGATTCAAAATCTGATTATGTNATATTATCAGGNGCAAAGGATATTATAAATGCAACACCCTCATGGGCGATGGAGATGGATAAGATGTTTACAATCTTAGAAGGACTTATTCAACAAGTAGCAGATTTAACTGCAGGTACTGCTACATTCGCAACTGGCGTAGGCCCAACTGGTCCTGCAACAAACGTAGCAGATGTTCAAAAATTATTAACCGATTTAAAAATGATGGCTCAATAAATGCCTGTATTATTCCCATCATTTCAAGCAACGGTTGCACCTTACTTAGATGCTCCTATAGAAAAAACAGAAGCAGATACTGCTAAGATTATTGCAGATGCATATGGGGTATCGGTTGCTAGTGGAATGATTACATTAATACCAGGCTCAGCAATCATATCAGCACCTCCGACTAAACCAATTGAAGATGCAATATTAGATACCTTCAATCAGATAAAAGATTCCGAAGGCCCACCGACCCCACCTATGTTTTTAAAATGGGCAACTGAGACGGTAAACTATTGGGCAGGGGTTACATGGACACCAATACCACCCCCACCAGGATATGTATCACCAACGACTGGTGTTACCGTTCTAACAGGTGGAACTCCATCTCCATTAGATGTAGGGTTATGGGCAGCATTTAACAATCCACCAGCACCAACACCGATGGGTAATATTATATGTGGTAAATTGATATTAGCGTTCACAACACATCTACTAACTGTAAACGGATTATATAATGGATTAATCCCAGCAGCACCATCACCAATACCTGGCCCACCTTTTCCTTGGATGGGTGTGTCATAAAACAAAAAAATTGATATTTATATAAAAGTATATTACTATGAAGGCAAAAGATTTAGCACAATTATTGGAAGTTATCGTAAGAAAGGTAGTTAGGGAAGAACTAAAACCTATCATTACGGAAGTTAGAAACGTATCTAAACCAATTATAAAAGAAACAAAGTCTAAACCTAAAAAGGTTAAAGACCCATTAGATATAAACATATCTGATATTTTAAAAGAAGAACGTACAGTAACCCCATCTAAACCAAAAACCTTTGTAAAGAATCCGTTGTTAAATGAATTATTAAACGAAACTGCAAATGATGGTGAGTGGAGAAATATGGATGCTCAGTTTGGGTCTAACCAAGCACAAGGATTTGTGGGTGGGAACTCTAATACAATAGCCCCTGCAGTAGATATAGATGGTAGACCCGTTGATACTAATAATGAAGAAGTTGCAAACGTTATGGGTGCAATGACAAAAGATTATTCAGCATTAATGAAAGCGATTGATAAGAAAAAGGGAAGATAACAAATGGCTAAACCACGAAAAGAATATTCGTATCAAACTTTAGATTTACAACCCGATGTCGCAGTCGGCATTACCTTACCATTCGGTAGTAGTAAGGGATTGTTTGCTTTAAGTTATACAACTGAAGAGCAATCCATATCCAACTTAAAAAATTTATTACTAACTAGAAAAGGAGAACGTCCATTTGTTCCTGAGTTTGGGTCTAGTGTATATTCTTTAATGTTTGAACAAATAGGAGCTGGTTTATCAGATAGTCTTACGGAAGCTATCACAGAAGATATTAATTTCTGGCTACCATATATAGTTATTGATAACATTAATATTGAAGTAATAGAAGATAGAAACTATGTTCAAATTCAATTATCATATAGGGTAACAGAGGATGGTGTAAATCGACAAATTATTATGTATGTAGATAACGCAGGTTCAGCAACAATAGAATAGGTATATTATGGCAAAAAAAGTTAACAACGACTTAGTACAAAAGGATGTATCTTTAATAGGTAGAGACTTCGGTGAATTTAGAAAAAATCTAATTGATTTTTCTAAAACATACTTTCCAAATACATATAATGATTTTAACGAATCTTCACCTGGCATGATGTTCATTGAGATGGCATCATATGTCGGTGACGTTCTATCATTTTATACAGACACTCAACTAAGAGAATCATTAATAACAACCGCAGAAGAAAATAGTAACTTATTTAATATCGCTGCAGCGTATGGGTATAAAGCCAAAAATTATGTACCTGCAACTGTTACTATGGATGTGTTTCAATTAGTACCATCTACTGGAACTGGTGATAATGTAAAACCAGATTTCACTTATGCAATGGTTATTTCTGATGGTATGTCAATTGGTTCAACTGACAATAGTGATGTTAGTTTTATAACACAAGGTGAATTAGACTTTTCATTCTCATCTTCACTAAGTCCAACTGAGGTGACCGTTTATCAAATAGATGAAAATACAAATGCGCCAGTTTATTATTTATTAAAGAAACAAATTAAAGCGTCAAGCGGTACTATTAAAACAAAAGAATATTCTTTTGAAACTCCAAAGATTTATGATAAAATAAAATTGGAAGATGAGAATTTTATTAGAATTAAAAGTATAACTGATTCGGATAACGATAAGTGGACTGAAGTTCCATATCTTGCACAAGACACCGTATTTGAGCAAATAGAAAACAACGAAGATAACTCAACACAATTTTCACAATTCTCAGACGATACTCCATATCTTTTACAATTAAACAGAGTACCAAAGAGATTTATAACAAAAATTGAAGATAGAGGCGTGGTGACAATTCAATTTGGAGCAGGTATATCTGCTAACGCAGATGAAGAGATTATACCAAATCCAGATAACGTTGGTTCTGCTCTATATGGAGTCGTTGGTGATTTAGACCAAGGAATCGACCCATCTAATTTTTTATATACTAAAACATATGGAGTTGCCCCATCTAATACAACGTTAACGGTTGAGTATTTAATTGGTAATGGTATCATAGACAATGTACCGGCAAAAGATTTAGTAACTGTTATTTCATCTACCCAAACATTTGCAAATGAACGTAATTTGGATACAACACTTGTAAACTTTGTTAGAAACTCAATAGCAGTAACAAATCCAGAACCGGCACGAGGAGCACGTAGTGAAGAATCTATGGATGAGATTCGTAACAATGCAATGTCATTCTTCGCAGCTCAAAATAGAACTGTAAGTAGAGAAGATTATATTATGAGATGTTATGCACTACCACCACAGTTTGGTTCAGTAGCAAAAGCATACATACTACAAGATTATCAAATTGAAAATAAAAAAAGTAATGGTGAACCAATCACATCTGAGATACCAAACCCATTAGCACTAAACTTATACACATTAGGTTACAATGATACTAATCACTTAGTACCACTAAACACAGCAACAAAAAATAATCTAAAAACTTATATTTCATATTATAGATTATTAACAGATGCAGTTAATATTAAAGATGCGCATATTATAAACATTGGAATTGAATTTGAAATAACTGTAATGCCAGATTACAACTCTAATGTAGTTCTTTTAAATTGTATAAATGAACTTAAAGAGTTTTTTAATATTAATAATATGTCCATAAACAACCCAATACAATTATCTAAACTATATTTATTATTGGATGGTGTTGATGGTGTTCAAACTGTAATTAGACCCGATAAAGAGGGAGTCGGTGGATTTCAAATATTTAATAAATTTAATGGAAATTATTCACCGAATAAATATAGTATTAAGACTGCCACTAAGTTTGGAGTAATTTACCCAGCAAAAGACCCATCAATATTTGAAGTTAAATTCCCAAATACAGACATTAGGGGTAAGGTAGTAACTCAATCATTCTAAGGAGATAAACAATGATATATAGAATATACGGACAGAAAGATACTACCATTTACGAACAAACTACTCGTAAGAACCAGAACGCAGGTAACGATTCGATATTGGAAACTACAAAGTTCTTTGATGAACTTAGTAATACAGATTTAATTGGCAATAGTAGAATACTTACACAATTTGATTTGACACCACTATCATCATCAATATCTTCAGGTGATATATCGGGTAATATAAAATTCTATTTAAATTTAACATCAACTCAAGAGACTGAAGTACAACGTGAATATACACTAGACATTCACCAAATATCAGGTAGTTGGAGTGAAGGGATGGGTTCGTTTTATGATAATCCAGTAACTACAGAAGGTTGTAGTTGGGTAAGTAGAAATGATTCAGCATGGGTAACGAGTTCGTTTGCAGCAGATGTAACTGGCTCTTATACATTAAATGAAGGTGGTGGTAATTGGTATACTGCATCTGTTAGTAATACATTAGTATCTCAATCATTCAACAAATACACAGTAGATTTAAATGCAGATGTTACCGATTATGTAAATGATTGGTTAAGTGGTTCTCGCCCCAATAACGGATTTATAATTAAACGACCAAAATCACAAGAAAGTGGTTCTGTTAAATATGGTTCATCTAAATTCTTTTCAAATGATACTAATACAATATATGTTCCTACATTGGGTGTTAGATGGGTATCAGGTACATTCAACACAGGTTCTTTAGAAGAACTTACTGATGATAATATTATAGTATATGCTAAGAATACACTTACTGAATATAAGGAATCATCTAAAGCAAAACTTAGAGTAGTTGGTAGAGCAAGATACCCACAAAGAACTTTTGCAGATTCACACCCATATACTACAATTAAATATCTACCACAAACTACTTATTATAAGGTAAAGGATGTGGAGACGAATTTATCTATAATACCATACGATACAACATACACCACAGTAGATTGTGATTCAACTGGAAATTATTTTGATTTTTGGTTTAATACATTACAACCTGAGAGATTCTATCAATTTGAATTTAGAGTAGATAGAAGTGGTAAAAGTGAATATTT